ATGGCAGAGTATGAGTCGTAATGTATACTTTAAAAAAGAGAGCAGGCATTGCAATACCAAGAACCTATGAGAATGATGCGTTTTATGTGAAAATGAGAGCTTCCTTAACAAGAAGGTCAATGGACTATCATCAAGAATCCATATTTGTAGTTCACAGATTCTTCTTAGAGTCTAAGAAGTTCTTGACAATTCCTAGGTTCTTCCCGATACATGAGTATATTTCAGACTGTCAAATTGAAGACCACAGTCATGTGGGTGAGAATATTAAGATAAATCATAACATAAAGTTTCGAGATGAGTTACAAGAAAATATGGCTAATCACATGCTTAGTTGCGATAATGCAACAATTCAAGCACCACCTGGATCTGGGAAGACTGTAGTTGCTCTATATGTGATTGCCGCCAAGAAAAAGAAAACATTAGTTCTGGTTCACAGAGATACTCTTGTTGAGCAGTGGGCTGAACGTGCGCTAGAGCATACAAATATAAATAAAAATGATGTAGTAAGATTAACGTCGTCTAATTTTGTTCACGCTCTCAAGAAACCTCTAATAATTACGACTGATCAGACGATGGTATCAATACTAAAGAGAAATAGATATAACTTTCTGGTGGCACTGAATCAAGCAAATATTGGAATGTTTATTGCTGATGAGGTGCATACTTCTGTTGGAGCTCCCAGATTTTCAGAGTGCTCCTTGCATATGCCAGCTAAGTTGACTTACGGTTTGAGTGCGACTCCATATAGATATGATGGCAATGGAGATGTTATCAATTATCATCTGGGTGATACATATACACCTGAGGGCGTAGCATCTATTATGGATGCAAGGGTTACAGTTGTTCTGTTTGACTCAGGAATGTTGAATAAGAGTTATAAATATATTTACTGGAATAATAAGTTTCAGAGAGCTAGATATTTGAATTTACTTAAGAATTCGAAAACATTCATGTCTTTATGTAAGGGTCTTCTGACAAAATTCTCTTCTAATGGTAGGGAAGTTATATTCGTCTCTGAAAGAATTAAGATGATTGAGGAACTTTTCAAATGGTTGAAAGTTCCTAGCAAATCAATGTTTATTAGGAGTGCAACGAATAAGGAATTGAAATATCAAGTAACATTTGCAACTCCTGGTAAAGTAAGGGACGGAGTAGATATACCAAAGAAGGACTGCTTAATTATGACAAGTCCAATAAAGAATGTTGAGCAAATGTGTGGACGAATTGTAAGGGAAGCAGATGATAAGAGTAGACCTGTAGTTGTAGACATGATTGATATAGGAGTTAAAGATATACGAGAAACATATTATGGTCGATTGAGATATTATCGGGATAAGCAGTGGGAAATAAATTATCTTGTTGCTTACTCTGATGGGCGAATAAATGGAATAGACGAACAGGTGGCAATCGAAATAATTCGAGGTGAGTGATGTTACGAAATCCATGTAAACCATGTATAGTCAATGTGATATGTTCAAGTAGTTGTTATAAACTTGACGCCCACATTAATAGTTTGAAAAGGGTAAGGGAAGGTTTGAAATTTCTAATAGCCGGTTTCTATATAGCTGTGTTGGTAGTGACATTCCTAACGGTAATCTTTGAAAAGGCTCTTTATGGAGGGTAGTTAATGAAATTCGCATTATCGGCGGATTGGCATTTTGCTGGATATACACAGGATAAATTGATTGGCGGTCTACCTGAAAGACTAATGGCATTGAAAGGTTGCATTGAATCAATGTTGAATTATTGTATGGAATATCAAATTGAAAGAGTTGTCGTCGCTGGAGATATTCTTCATGGGAAGTCAATTATCTATGCTCTTGCCCAGTCAATTTTGATAGACATTTTCAATACATACCCATACATAGAGTTTTATTTGGTAGACGGTAATCATGATCTATCTGGAAAAGGACAAGATGCCGTATCGGCACTAAGAGGTTTGGTTGCGTGTGACAATGTTGTGCTAATCAGTCGTCACCTAAGAGATTATTTTGAATATGAGGGTGTTGCTTTCGTTCCGCATGCATATGATATGGTAGAAACTATCAAGAAGAACTCCTGCAAATATCTTGTTTCCCACTTTGGATTGAATGAAGCTGTACTAAATTCTGGAGTTAGTATAGTTTCGAAGATGGGTCTTAAAGATCTTGTTGGGAAATATGAATATGTTCTCCTTGGGCATTATCATTTGCCACAGGAAATGATTGCTGATGAAATTAAAGTATACTATGCTGGTTCTCCAATTCAGTTAGATTGGGGAGAGAAGCATGAGCAAAAAAGATTTCTAATTGTTGATACAGATAATGATACAGTTGAGTCTAGACCAACTGTTGGTTATAAGCAACACCACGAGTTCAAGATAACAAATGAGAACAAAGAGGAAATAGTTGAGAAGGCGAAGAAATTTCAAGCAATAGGTCATGAGGTTAGAATATTTCGAGATGATCTTGATGTTGATGTTGAACATCTTGCTGAAGAATTTCTTATTATCGACAAGGCTGAAAAAGATATTACTGATAGAGGTATAGAGTCTAGTATGTCTCTGGATGAAAAGTTTTCGAAATATCTGGACATAAAAGGAATTAAACCAGAAGATCAATCAAAGTATTTAGAAGTTGGTCTTAGCATTGTCGAAAGGGCAGCAAAGGAAACACAATGAAAAAGAAGAAGGCAAATCTATACAATCCAGCTAATGCTACGATAAAAGATCTCTTGGATTTAATGGTGACCCTTGCTGGTGGTCCTGTAGAAGAGGAACTTACACTTAAGGAACAGGATGCAATGACTGCGGTTGCTGGAATATTGATAAGATCTGGATATGTAGTAACAAGAGAGTCTATCTTGGCATATTTTGAGTCTGATTCATTTGACGGAATCGAGCAACACGCAAAAATATGGTTAATGGACCTGTTTGGTAGAGTGATATGGGTGGATGATGAGAAAAGTTAAATTCAAGAAAGCAGGAGCTGAAAACTTTTGTTGTTACATTGAACCAATTGAGATTGAATTTAAGGGGAGTCAACTCGTTCTTATAAGCGGTCCTAATGGAGTCGGCAAGTCAACCATGTTCGATATAATTCCATTTACATTCTATGGAGTTACAACGAAAGGTTCGAGAGCAGACGATGTAGTAAACACAACCATTGGCAAGAATTGTAAGACATGGGTTGACTTCGATATTGACAATGTTGAATTCCGGGCTGAGCGTTATCATAAGTTTACCAAAGTCGGAAGTACCGTGATTTTAAAAGAGAAGAGAAACGGGAAATTCGTTGACATTGGAAATGGTCACAGGGAGGTCAAACCTTTAATTGAGCGACTCATTACTCCTGAGAAGCTATTTATGAATACTCTGTTGTTTGGCCAAAAGGTTAAGACCTTCTTTACTGACCTAACTGACTCTCAGCAAAAGGAAATATTTAGGAAGATATTAACGCTAGATGATTATGTCACATATTCAAAGGTATCTACTGAGATCCTTAACGAAGTTGAGAAAGTTATATTTTCAATTGAAGGTGACATAAAAACTCAAGAGGTTTTGATTGGAGAAACAAAATCTTTAATCGCTCATTTTGAGCATGAGAAAAGAAAGTTTTATGATCAAAAGCAGGTAGAACTTGAGTTTCAGAATACTCGTTATAGAAAAAGACAAGAAGATGTAAATGTCCTAGAGGCCTCTATAAAGGAGTATATGGACTTAAACCTTGAATTTGAAATGAACAAAGGTTCTGAGCACATCAATCAGACATACTCAATGTTGTCTTCAATTGCTTCAGATATGGAAGCTAAGATGAGTGAAGTAAAGTCAAAGGGGGCATTGAAGACTTCAGAAATACAGACTGCTGCTGATAATGAGAAGCGAAAGGCACAGGAGCAGGTTGCAGATGCTATTTACAAAGTTGACAAAATACTTAATGAAGAAGAGAAAGAATTGCTGTTAAGTATCAGTGAGATAGAAAATCAGAAATCTCAAATGAGATTGAAATCAGTCACTAATGGTGACAGAATTCATGTAATGCTTGAACAGACTAAAGAGTTTAGTGATGCCATATTGGACGGACAGGTGTCAGTATGTCCAACTTGCAAGCAAGAGATTGATGAACCGACTGTCACAACTCTTAATGAGCATCTAGATGAAATAAATACAAAAATTGAACAACTTCGACAAGAGAATGCTGAAATAGATAAAGAGGTTCTTAAACTACAAGGAGAAGTTGAAAAACAACACATTGAACTCGCAGAGATAAAGGCAAAGGCAAGCAGGGAAGCAAAGTCTCATCGAGATGCTAGTGGTGAGATAGCCAAAGGAATTGATAAGAAACTTGATGAACTTACAGAGCAAATAAATGAGTTAACAGTTCAAGCGATTGATAAAATACGAGAACATTTTGAGGAAAAGAAAAAGTCTTTAGACTTGGAGTTGGAGAATTTAAAGAATGTGATGGAGGCTCTTCAAGTTAAACTTGATTATCGTATAGGTCTTGAGAAAGATCTTGCGGGTTTGGAGTCTGAACTAAAATCAATTGAAGGAATGATTAAGTCAATTGAAGAAAAGGAGTATGACGAAACTAACCTAAGAGGGGCAATTCAAAAAGAGGAAGTGCTCATTAAGAAAGTTGAAACTCTCAAGAAAGACTTAGAAGATGAAAAGAAGGGAACAAAAGTCCTTGAGTTCTGGAAAGGAGCTTTCTCTTCTGCTGGTATTCCAAGTATGCTAATTGATGAATCAATTCCCTTTATGAATAGGAAGATAGCATATTATTTGGAGAGAATTGCAGGCGGAAGATATATCGTGTCATTCGATACGTTGAAGGCTACAAAAGCTGGAGAGATGAGAGATAAAATTTCAGTGAATGTTCTTGATACCAAAACCAAGGCAAACTCACGAGTTCAATTTTCGGGGGGTCAAACAAGAATTGTAGACATCGCCACAATTCTAACCCTTGGTGATCTGCAAAATGCCATCCATGATATGCAGTTTAACATCATATTATTTGACGAGATATTTGATGCACTTGACGATGAAAATATATCGTATGTATCAAAATTACTTCGTTCACTTGTGGACGATGATAAGAGTATATTTATTATTAGTCATAGACATATTGATCAAATTGATGCAGATGAAAATTTGAGATTTCTGTAGAAAGGGGGATTTATGGCGACATGCCCATTCTGTGGTTTTCGAGTTAGGAAGGGTTCAGGAAATAAGAGAAAGGTGAAAGGTACTAGTATATGGGCACACAAGAGGAAAAGATGTCCAAAGAAACCAGAAGTACGCGTCGATGGACCGAGGTACCCGACCGAGAGATTAAGTATCACACCGTGGTAGTATCTGATGGTCTTATCAATAATCTGAATATGGTCGGAAGGTTAAAGACTATAAGCGATGAACCATCAAAGGTTGTTACGGTTATGGGTAATATAGGTCCTTGTGAAGGTTGTATAGTACAAGTGAACTGTGCAGCAATGTGTGATGCAAAGGAGCTTGCATTAGTCCATGACATGATGACCAGGAGGGAGAGAGTTTGAAGACGAGCAGGTTATGTATTATAACTTCTGAGTCTGGTAAAATAGGGATGTACCTCAATAGAGGAGCTGCTTCGTATAAGAGTTGTAAAGCAAGATATCTGAAGAGGAGTGGCGAACCCAATGTAAATGATCCCTGTGATGATTGTTTGATTTCTTCCATTTGTGTTGATTGGTGTGATGAGAAAAAGGAGTACCTCTGGGAGTAACAATGGACAAAATTCAAATTGTAAGTTGGCTCTTGACAAGGAGGTGTAATCTCTCCTGTGATTATTGCAGGATTGCGAGAGATTACAAAGCTAGACCGAAGAACGACTATCCATCCTTGGGTCATTACCTTAAGATGGAAATGTCAACGGATTATGTGCTTGAATGTTTGGGCCGACTTCAAGCACATAATCCAAATTGCTTCCACATACTTTATGGCGGCGAACCCTTACTAAGAAAGGATCTGCCAGAGATTGTAAACTATTGTAACGACAATGATATTAACTACACTATCATAACTAACAACAGCGATGAAGTTCAGCCAATGTTAGAGAGATTGGTAGGAGAAACAGATTACATTACTGGACTGACGTCCTCAATTGATCCAATCATCTTCTCAGCGGAGGAGGATTCGGACCGGGTCAAAAAGAGCATCAAGGGTCTTGAACGATTGAAAAAGTATCGAGAATGTATAAAAGATATCGTTGCCGAGATAACCGTCGATAGTAAAACGGTTGGTTACCTCTATCAATTAGTTGACGAATTGTCTAAATTGGGAATAAGCAGCGATATTACAGTTATCGACATCGCGAAGAGTCCGTACTACGACTTCGCTCATATTACGGACCCCGCCCTGCTAGTGCAGAAAGATAATGTACTTCTAGATGCTTTTGGTCGAATCATTGACAACAAACTAGATGTTCATATGGCCTCGGTCCTCCTCCCTGAGATAGTAAACATACTTCCGGCAGAATTGGATTGTGAAATTGAGAAGGACGTACATAACTTAACAATTGATGCAGACGGATCAGTTAGACTTTGCCTTAGGATCAGAGGCAAGTCAACTCCGGCAATCAAGGCAATCAATTATATAAGTAAGGACGGACGTCTTAATCCTGTATTGAAGAACATGCTCACAAAGGATAAGAAAAAGTTCTGTCGGAAGTGCAATTGGACTTGTATGATTATGTCCAAATTGTTATCAAATAACCCAAAACTCTTTGATGACTTAGTTCACAAGGAAAGGAGGAAAGATGGCAAAGAGGGCGTCTCCAAAATCAATGCACCAACGGGGTTTGGAGACTAAAGAAGGCTTATTTAAGAAGTATGGATTGGACGGAAAATTTGATAGAAATACCATTGTAGATTATGTTTGTAGAACTGGTTTAAAACCTAGTTCCAGAGGAAGAATTAACTCAATTATTAAGTATCTAATTTACCAGAAACACATAAGGCCTACAGACAACGGAAAGTTTACTGTTTGGTACAGAGACAAGAAATTGGCAGATACACTTTTCAATTTTGAAGGTCTGGTGGCATCAAAGACTCCAGATGTAGAAGTTACAACTGAAGTGAAGGAATTTAGTATTCCAACAGAGGAACTAGTTGGAATACTTTATCCTCATCTGAAAGGCTCCAAGATTAATATTAGTCTTGAGAGTACTCCACTAAACATTAACTTCGTTACAGAGTTAGGACAACTTCTTAAGAAACATTTTGGAGGTACCTGAATGGCAGACGATGTAATCAAGACTGCAGTTGAGTTTCTTGAGAGAATTAAGGCTGAAGATGAGGTCACCGTAAAGTTTAGAAAAAAGAACAATGAGGAAAGAACAATGAGGTGTACCCTCAACTTCGGTAAAATTCCGAAAGAAAAGCATCCAAAGGATGTGAACCTCGCAAAGATCCTCAAACTGATAGATCAACACAAGATTATCCATGTGTATGATCTCGACAAGAACGACTGGAGAAGTGTCCCTTTTGATAGAACTGAGTGGCTTAAGACTACTGATAAACAATACACTATAAGAAAGTAGAGGGATAAATGAGGATCCAGAAGAACTTCGTACTAGGTACGTTGGAGGTTGTGCCTGAGGAGGGGAGGTTATGGTTAAAGACCCAAAGTTTTAATTTAAAAGTAAGCAAACTTTCATTTAAGAATGTTGAAGAATCATTTTCGATGATTGATATACAGGGCGGCCAAGCTGTTATGGTGCCTGAAGCTGAAGAATATGATGAGACAATGTTAAACTTTGTTGGTAACATCTACAGTTGTATTGAGGCAGAAGCAGAAAATAGAGAGATGAAAGGCCAAGATAAACAAGAGTTCCTTGACCACATTCTTAAAGTTGTACAAGGATGTGTATCCACACTTGAAAAAGGAAAGGTAAATGTCTATCCTAAATGAACTTTTGGTGAAGATTGCATCAGCTGAATTGGATGAACAAGTTAAGATACTGTGTGATGTAATTTTTGAAGAAGAAAAAGAAAATATTAAAAATATAGATGACTTACCCAAAGGCCCAAACATCTTTCTCTGTCTAGAGGTGCCAGGTAGAAAACAAGGAGAAACTGCCTTTGTTGCTCTTGAGAGAGAATCAAAGGAACAGTACATAACAAGTATTTGGGTAAAGGGACCACCTTCCTCGGTGGATAGGCCGAGGCCGGCAAGGAGAATTAAAGCAGTGGAAGTGAAAGAGGTAAAGGCTGAAAAAATTCTCCTGCAATTTGCAGAAACTTATAAACACATGAAGGGAGACTAAGGTATGGTATCCGAGGAATTGACACGAGAAAATCTGGAAGGGAAGACGATTGTTGATTTAAACCAACTTTGCCGTGACCATGAAGTTAAAGGAGTCATTGGTCGCCCAAAGGGAGACATGGTCAACTACATGGTAGCCTTCAATGAGGGCCGCCCTGTTGAACAGGTTATGGCCGAGCAAGGTCAGGCGCCGCCAGAAACTGTACAACCACCGGCGGAGTCTGGAACTCCTGGAAGTGAACCTGCTGCAGGCGAGGGAACTGAAGGTTGGCAGAATCTTGGTGAGGTTACTGAAGAGGCTGCTTCGGAACCGGAAACTGAGGCTGGAGAAGAGGTTGGAGAGTCTCGACCCGAAAGTCCAGGTCCACCCGCAGAACCAGAGACGAGTGAACCTGCCCAGGAGGAGTCGACCGAACCTGAGACCATTCAGTCTCAGTCCGTCTAAAACCTCTGAGGAGTAGGCGATGAAACGTGAAAGAAGTGAGATAATCATAAGTGAAAAATTTTCCAGTCTTTGTACATCTGAGTATGAATTAGGTAATGAAGATGAATCAGTTCCGAAGAAAAGACAAAGAGTGATAAATACGTCTGATTTAGTTAACCGTTTAGTAATTAATGTGGCTAATCGCCGGCCAGATGAAATTCTTCCTCAGAATTGTCGATTTGTTCAACCTATGAGCAATGGAGGGAGGGTCGTAGTTATTGAAGACCCTCCCTGTTCTAGAACAATTCATCTCGACATGAACCTGGAAGCTAATATTGAGAAGTTGAGGAAGACAGGAAAATTGGAACATTATGGTTATACAAAAGAATTGCAGAAGTTGTATAAAGAAGGACCTTACCCTCATCGGGTTATATTAGGTTTTCCATATGTTATTTACATAATGTCTATCACTAAATTCTTTGAACTATATTCTCTTAGAGTGTTCTATCGGGTGCATCCAATAACTAGTCCATCAGATTATCTCTTTCAACCAAACTTATTGAATATTGATGGCAGTTTTAATGTGTGCTTGGGAGAAGGTTCAAATAGTGGTGATAGTACTCCATCTACCTGTACTAAGACTATTAATAGATTTTGGAATAATAGTTTTAATACGGATTATCTTCAGGCATACAGAAACTATGAAGATGTTGGAGAAGTATCCGATTTTCTGACCTGGCAATATTACACGCATCGAGATCCGATGTTTGTGTTTAAGGTGGATTGGAAACCTCACAAAAGAACTCTTAAAGAGGAAATCAGTAGTGTAGCAGGTTCTAAAGTACCAAGACCTGCTAGTTACAATTTCTATAAACTTACTGATTTATTCACTGAACCTATTCGAACAGATGAGAAGAATGTTTACATTGATCCATGTGAAAGTATACTGGTGGGTGATACACCACTCTCTCTGGGCGATAAGATTAATATTGATGGTAAAGCATATTGGGTTAATGGATTCAAAGGTATGCTTGGCTATCCCCCACAAGCGATTGTTCTTGTGGACGACAAAGAAGAGATGACTGAAAAGCTGTTGACTGAAAAGTTGAAGAATGATTTAGCGGAGAAGTTGATTAAAGTAAACAGCCTAGAGTCACTCGAATTGAGGAATGGACTTACCATAAAACCTGGAGATGTTGTCGAATTGGCAAATCCATTCAAAAGTTTTCGTAAGGTAAACGAAATCAGGATTGCTCCAGATGACAGCACTGAGGTTAAACTTGGAACAGACTTCTACTTTGCCGATGCTTTGGATTTGAAGTTGTTTGATCAGAAGGTGGAACTGTATGGTGTAGAGCTGGAACCAGGCCGTGAGTACACCTTGATAAATCGAGTTGGCGATGTTCTCGTTTATATGGGACGCCCCGCTAAACTTATGGGAATTGATGTTAATAATGAGGGCATGTTGAGCGTAATGTTCAAGGACGAAGAGTCTGGTTATGTAGTGAACGAAACTTATGAGTCTCTTGAACATCGGTATAAGTTAGTAGAAGAGGACACTTCTGTCTATTGTCCTGTTTTCCGAATTGGACCTAAAATGTTTACGTCTGATGAGGGGGAGCAACGTCACAGGATAATGAAGGGTACTGGAGTTCTGTATACTCATAGTTACAGAGATGGAGCCCTAAGATTTCCTTATGACAGAGGATTTGCTCTAGAGCATCTTTTGACAAATGGAGAGTTCAATCTTCCAAGTTATGATGTTGATTTAAACTTCAGGGTTGGGGATAAAGTGATTTTTGCAGACTGGAACCATCCTGAGGATATGACTACAGTGAGAGAGATAATAGGTATAAGTCACGATGATCATTATATTAAGATAAGCGCACAAAGTAATGAAGGCGATGTAAGGACTATGGAGTATGCTGATATATCCAATGGTCGAGTGTTTATTGGAAAGATTAGAAAAATTGAAGAAGAGTATAACGGTCTGAGAGCGGGCACAAAGTTGAAAGCCAATGCTTCGGGAATCAGTAAGTTTCCAAAGAAAGATGTAAATCAAATCATTGGTTTTTTAACTGACACTGGAACTGGTGTTCCGCTTATGTTGTGTTCGAATCGTTGTACACTTTGGGCACATGATGAATATCTTTCCAAATTTTCATATCTGCCTCCATCCTCTCAATTGTGGAGTCGGGTACAGGTTGCATCACCACCAACTAGGTTTGCACAACAACTTGGAGACCTTACCCTATATTCGTACTCTAGTAGATGGGCACCATATATGGTAAATAGGGATGGTCATGGTAGAACAAGGAAATATCCAACTACCCATATGTGCAAGTACCTAACGAATGGAACCATATATCCGGATGACAGAGTTACAAAATGGGGTATACTACAACCTCGTTTTACTCAGAGGCAACTTGATCAGTTTGAGGTAAAGTATGTCTATCCTAATATGCATGGTGGTTTCATGGAGGTCCCAGATAGAAAAGGTTTGAGAGTGAAGGCAGACTGGAGGTGTGCATGTTCAACGTCTTCGTAACTGACGGAAAGCAGGAATTGCCTGACGACGATATATTTTATGTGGTCGCAGGTAATGGCATTTACATTAGAAAGAAATTGGGAATCTTGGATGCTCTAGTTCCAGCAACCGGTATACCTCATTTAAATTATGTGGTGCCGTATGCAAGTCTGGACTTACCAAAGATCCCAAGAGATGATTTTGCCCAAATTGTTAGTTTCTTTAGAGAAGTTTACGACGAGCATAAGAGCGAATCAGTTTCTTTACTTCACTTTAATCAAGACAAACAAGATTATAAGATTCAAATACCTTTTCAAGAAGTTTCTGGAGGTGCTGTTGACTATGAAAAGACTTTACCCTGGCAGAATCAAGGGTACATTCTTATGTGTACTATTCATAGTCATGCCGGATTTGGAGCTTTTCACTCTTCTATAGATGACTCAGATGAAAAGCATTTCGATGGTTTGCACATAACTGTCGGAGACCTTGGTAAAGACCTCCATACTATTTCAAGTTCGATTGTTGTGAATGGTAAGCGTTTTGTAGTTGATACCGAAGAGTATGTTGAAGGAGTAGAGTCAGTCGAATACAGCAACTACAGTCGAGGTATGTTTCGTCCTATTCACAAAATGGTGGAAGGAGCGAAAGTTTACGAAAAAGATATTAAGAAGCAGAAGGGTTATTACGTTGCGGAAGTTCCCTTTGACCGTGTCTGGATGGACTTTGTAGAGAAGAAATATCCTACAGCTTCAGTCTATTATGTAGGTCAGCCACATGGACTTCAACGAGGTAGGGTTCAATCCCCTGCCGATCCCAGTGAGTTGCCCTACGGATCCTGGCTCCCGTACTGGTACAAACACGGAGGCCTCATCATCGACCCCGACGACTACGATCCTCTCTACGGTCTTGAACCGGATGAAGGTGGTGGTGGGTTCTATACTGGGCCGGACTCGTTCGAGCAACTAGCCTTAATCCCCGAGACAACTAGTGAGGAGCCTAGCGATGATGAACCACCCTTCTGAGTTATCCATCAAAGTCATAGGCGTAGGTGGGATTGGCACAATCCTGGCAGACAAACTTTCCAGGTTCTTGAATTATAGTAATGGAGTTGATACCAGGATTACTTTTGTAGATGGAGATACTTTTGAACCAAAGAACAGAGACAGACAAGAGTTTGTAATTGCTGGAGGCAAGAAATCATTAGTGAAGGCCTCTGAGTTTCAAGAGAAGTACAGCGAATTAAATTACAGTGCATTTGATGAATATGTTGATCCCAGCAATGTAGGTACATTTATTAAGCAGGGAGACATAGTCTTCGTATGCGTCGATAATCATAAGACGAGAAAAATAATCTCAGATTTTACCAAAACACTCAGTGACGTTGTTGTAATATCAGGAGGAAATGAGTTTACTGACGGCAACGTTCAAATTTTTGTGAGAAGGGAGGGTAGAAGTTTAACTCCGTCATTGAGTGATTACCACCCGGAAATTGAACATCCAAAGGACAGGACACCGGGTGAGATGACTTGCGAGGAATTAGCTCAATCAGAACCCCAGTTATTCTTTACAAACCTTGGAGTTGCAACGTATATGTGTTTTGCATTCTACAATACTGTTGTGAAGAATAGCCCCAGTTACTCTGAAGTGTACTTCGATGTCCTATCAATGAAAGCAGATTCGAAATCCAGAAAACCCTTGAATTCCTAAAGGAGATCGGAATGGCAAGAAAATTCACAAAAGATCAACTGGACGGGAAAACTGTCCCGGAACTTCGTGGCATAGCCAGAAATTTGGGTTGTGTTGGTTACTCCAAGAAACCCAAGGCTACTGTTATTGACCTCATTCTGGAGAAGCAAGGTCCGGTGGCGGCCTCTACTGCAAAGGCCAAGGCTGCTCCTGCGAAGAAAGACGACACAGTCAAACAGGCAGAGTTTAGCTTGCAGAGTGTTCTTACCAAACCCAGTGCCAAGAAGGGCGATAAGACAACCACAACTATCCGGGTGTCTTGTGGGGCTGCTGCAGGTGACTTCACTGTATGTGGTAAGACAGTCGGTGCCGTGTCTGAGTTCCTTCGTGAGGTCTTGAATATTGACCGGATGGCACAAGGTGTTGTCAATGGTAATACTGTTGACGGCAGCTATGTGCTGAAAGATGGGGACAATCTAGAGTTCCTAAAAGCGGCAGGCCGGAAGGGATAGAGTCAGAAGGGATAAAAAGTTGCCTCCATTGTGGTGGTGTGGGTTATAAATCCCACACCACTGTATGGGGGGCCAAGTATGAAAGATACTGTGTTTGTGTAGAACTTCTGGCCGCATGGAGAAAACTTGGTGAATCTAGAACTTATTAAGAAATATGATGACCATTACCTTGTTAGAAATGAACAAGGCGAGGAAATTAAGTTGTACATAATTAAACAAGAAGAGCTCGACGAAATTAGGCATAAAGACAATCTTAAAGTTGTTGAGAAACTACACTTTAAGAAATTGAACCGTCTTGCAGAAATGTTGGAGATTATTGATAAGAACGAACTCCTCATTGAGCATTATAAGACGTCAGCAACACGATTAGTCGAGCATTTGAAAATGTGCTATGATGAAGTTGGACGACCAAATGTATTTCACCATCATATAAAGAATCTTGATCCGGAACATTATGGTCGTGCTCAGACGTTTCGAGAAGAAACCAGAAGTTTAATAGAAAGAGTCCACGAGATAATTGAACTCAAACGTGAGTTGAAATAGCGGTGACCGGGATCATTTATTGATCTCGGTCACTATTCTCTAATTCGAGAACAAACAATAAAGGATCGAGCGTGAAACAAAGAATCGCAATCCTTGGAGTCGGATCTTTGGGTGGCTACCTAGCGGAAAGTTTAGCTAGTACTGATAGCCTAAAAGAATTAATTTTGATTGACCCCGATATTGTACAAGAGAAAAATGTTAGAAATTCAATTTACACAAGAGGAGACATTGGAGATTTAAAAGTAAATGCCATGTATAATCTCTTGAAGTCTCTTAATGAAGATATTATAATAGCAATATCTAGAGAGAAATTTATAGAAGGAAAGACTGAACTTCCTACCTGTGACTTAGTCATAGATTGTAGAGACTATGTCTATGACCGAGGCGATGCAATAGATGTTCGAGCATCTATTTCTGGCCGATACCTTATTATCGACTGTCGAAAAAACATAACGTATCCCTTTAATTACGACGGTAGATATAACCTACCTTTAAAGAAAACTGATCTTAAAAATGCTGCTTTACAACTTGCTATCTTAATTGATAGTAACAGTATTATTAATCAGTGGGTAGCTGAACAGGAAATATACGAGATAAGTTTAGATCATCATGCAAAAGAGATTAGCAGAGATGTTCGAGATCGAAGCAAAGATACAGATCTGGTTTACGAACCTGATGTAGATGATGCTAGACTATTAAAACTAGAACAGAGTTTTCGCCCAATTATGGAAGTAAATCAAGAGAGGGATGTTAAGGTTTGTTTGGGTGAGAAGGAGAGGCATGTTGGTTGTAAGATTGTTCCTAGAGGTCAATTGAATACTCCTCAGGCCGTAGTCTCTAGTCTAAAATCAGTTATGCAACTCTATCCGTTTGAAAGGAGTTTCATAATTCGAGTTGAGGGAGACCATATTCAATTACTGTTTGTAACGGGTGGTGCGTGATGAGAATACTAAATTTCAACACGCACATTTTCCCCCTGAGATTTTTTTATAAAGGAGACACATTTCCCATATCTAAGATAAATAAAGAGTATATGATAACCAACTATAAAATATATCTTGTAGATGGTTATATTGACAAGGTAATTATTAACTCTAAACATCCGAATGCTGATCCCGATACGGGCGAGTTCTGTTTAGATGAGCAGATTAAGAAGCAAAAGTATGATCACAAAGTGAGAGATTTTATTGAGATGGTAATGTGTAATTTTTACCTTGATGATTGCTACTTCAAACCATGGCTAGACTTTAGCTGGGAGGAGTAATAATGCCGAGTCTTCTTGACATTAATGAGTTTTCTGCGGAGTTAAAAGAAGTTACCTCAATAAAGATGATGGCGAAAAAGAAGTTCCATCCAAAAGGACTGTTCTCTGAGCAGATCTTCGGCCCGGTTAGGAATTATACATGCCAGTGTGGAACGTATTATGGAATTTCGGGTGCTGGTGGAACTTGTGCTATATGTGAGGTTGATATTGTTAATAGTGATGAAAGGAGAAGGAAGTTTGCTAGAATAATCCTCCCCTTTCCAGTTGTGAATCCAATTTTCTATGAGCTAATAGCTGACATTGGGGGTTCTAAAGTGAAGGGACTCCTAGATGATTTGATGAGAAATGAACAGAGTATTTTATTTGTGCTAGAAGATGAATACGGAGTTACAACTAGTGATACAGCAGTTCCGTCTGGCGCAGAGAAATTTGAGAAAGTTGAAGCGATTGATAAACTTATAAGAGACCTTTCCCATATGTTTGTTGAAGATGGTATTCTTGAGTGGAGAGTGATTCGAGATAACTTGGACAAATTGTTTATACACAATGTCCTTGTACTGCCCCCTGACCTTAGACCAGCTGCGAAAAATATCGAAAGAAACAACCAAGTGGTTGATCAAATAAATAGATATTATATTCAAATACTTACGAAGAAAGAAATTATGAGGGATACGATAGTTGATATACATAGGGATAAGAAGCTTTTCTATAGCTACTTTACCCAAATTCAGAAAGATGTGAATGAGTTGTATGCACACATCATTTCTAAGTTGGCAAAGAAGGAAGGTCTGATTAGGGGAAATATCTTAGGTAAGAGAATTGATTTTTCTGGTCGAGCTGTGATTATTCCAGACCCTGTATTGAAATTGGATGAGTGTGTTTTACCTTACCTGATGTTTCTTGAACTGTTTAAATTACAAATATCTAAGAAACTCATAGAGATTGGCAGATTCAAATTGTTGAATGATTCTATAGACTTTGTTGATGATTGTATAGAAATGAGATCTCCAGTACTCTATCGAGTTTGTGAAGAAATTGCTGAGGATGAAGTCTGTCTATTGAATAGACAACCATCCTTACACCGACTAAGTATGGTTGGTTTTAACATCAAAATATCTCTAGATAATGTCATTAAGATCCACCCGTTAGCATGCCCTGGTTTCAACGCTGATTTTGATGGGGATCAAATGGCAGTCTACATTCCAATTTCTGAAGAATCAAAGCAAGAAGTGAGAGAAAAATTTCTCATAACGAAAAATTTGAGTAATCCTGCAAATGAGAGTTTGGCAACAACTCCTAGTCAAGATATAATTCTTGGGGTATTTGCTCTGACAAATGATACTTTTTCTGAATTATCAAATAAAGTTGAGTTTAAAGGAGAACAAGTTAGTGAAGGAGTAAAGATATTCAATGAGTGTCTACCAGAGGACTATCCTCTGATTAATGAAGGAGTTAGAAAAAGAAAGTTAATGGAAATACTCAATGATATTAAATCCAAATATTCTGAAGATATTGTTCAGGAAGTTCTGGATAAGATAAAATTTATAGGTTTTAAATACTCGACCTTGTTTGGAGCAACAATGTCACTTGACTCATTTGATGGTGATTTGACTAAAATAAAAGATGAAATATACTCAGACCAAAGTATGAGACATCAAATCGAGATGATCTCTAATGAAAAAACTACAAAGGCGCTTCAGGATAGTTTTAAGTATTCGTATATGATTGAGTCTGGAGCAAGAGGGAGTTGGGATCAAGTCAGACAGATAATACTGACCCGAGGTTTTATCTCCAACTTCAAAGGTCAAATTCTTCCAACGCCAATTAAGCATAGTCTTTTAGAAGGTTTGACCCATGAGGAATTCTTTAACTCCACATATGGTTGCAGAAAAGGACTCTTGGATGTTGCACTTAACACCGGAGCATCTGGCTACCTATCAAGGAAGTTAGTCTTTGCTTGTGCAAATCTTCAGATTGGAGATCACGAAGATTGTGGAACGACTGATCTTCTTGAAGTCCATGTGAAGAGTGGCAGGAAAGCAAACATGCTAATTAATAGATTCTATGATGATAATGGAAATCTAAATAAGATAACTAATGAGAATCATTTATCTTTTGTTGATAAAGTAATTAATATCAGAAGTCCAATATTTTGTAAGAGTCCAAAAGTGTGCAGAACATGCTATGGAGACTTGTATAAAGTTTTGAACAGCAGATTCGTTGGAGTTATTGCTGCACAAAGTCTGGGAGAATGTAATACCCAACTCGTCTTAAGGACTTTTCATACATCTGGAGTTGCTCATGTGAAAGAGGGAGAGCAAGCGGATGATGAAGCAGTAAGGCAAATGGATATTATTGGTGACCTCGCAACAGCATCTAAATTATTGCACAAGTTTGACAAGAAAGGTCACACAAGTATTGTCTCTGATCTCTTCGATGTCTATAACACAAATCGGAGCATCCATCATGTTCATTTTGAATGTGTGGTTTCTCAATTGATGTGGAAAGGCACAAGAAAGTGGAGACTGTTGGAAGGACGAGAAAAGTTAAGTCCGGAATTTCATTCAGTACAGAAAGTGCCAAGTTATGAGAGTTGGCTATTGGGTTTAGCATTTTCAAGACCAAAGCAGCACATCTTAAAGGGAATTTTACAACCAGGAAGATACTACGGAGTTATGGACAAGATTCTGTGTGGAAAGGAGTTGTAATGAAAGTAGAAGGACTTCTTCACTCATTTGATGTATCTTGTCAAACGAGACAATTTACTAGGAGGAGGTTACTGAGATTTATAAGATTGAATGATTACTTATTAGAAGACCATGCCCTTTATACATGGTTGTCAAAAAAAGTTAGTAACAATTATATGGCTGATCTTACAGATAGTGATGTGATAAATTTTGTAAGATGGATTGTCAACAAGACGGGAGGACAAGTTGAACATACTCAATCCGTACTTTAAAGTTAATGAGGAGAGCAATATTTTCTCAATTCGAGAAAATGAACTCTCCTCATTAACCGAGAAAATAAGGGAAATACTGAAACCTGCTGAGGAGCTAGGATTCGAAGTAATTGACTTTTGTATCAAAGAGTCGAAGTTTACCTCAGGAGAGTTGTTCAAAACCCTAAAGCAAAACTTAGTCATTAAGTTACAAAAGGGCAATTCTGAGATTGATTTGAGTATGGCGATACCGAAACTCATTGACCGAAATTACATAATGATAAAAGGTAGGAAAAAGATTCCACAATTCCAACTTTTTGATATTCCCATTGTTACAAGGGGAAAGTCAATTAAGTTGAGAACGAATGTTGCTTCAATAATGGTTTTTGAAGATCGGAATCAACCACACATAAAATTGAGTATCCTTGGCAAGAAAGTCTCATTTGCTTTAATCATGTTTGCTTACTATGGATTGGAAGAACTGAATACACGATTTGGTTTTTCCGATATGACAGTAAGTGGAAACACTGCACTTGATAAGCTGATGCTAGACTTGAAAGTCTACTATGATAACTCAAGAGATTGGACCCAAGATGATTTTATGAATGAGATCGGGAGGCATTACTCTCAGTACAATGTGAAGTCAAAAGGAGAAGATCTTATATATGCTCTTGATTTAATTCTTAAAACTGATGTAATGTCAGCTGAATACTTTGCAACTGGATCTATATTGGAAGAGTTATATGAGGCCATTGCTGGTAAGGTATATGATGATACCGACTTTAGAAATAAGAGAGTTAGATGTGCAGAATATATGATTTTATCAAAGGTTTCAAAGGCTGTCTTTGATTTATGTATGTCGAATAGGACAGCTCGACAACCTAAATTTAATATAAACTCATCTCAGATTCTCTCTGAGTGTAATGTGTCTGACATTGTTCAGTTTGATTTTGCGATTAATCCAATTGAAGAATTGACCAGGTTATCAAGAGTAAGTCTGATTGGACCTGGGGGTTTTAACCGTGAGAATGTCCCTGAGCATTTGAGAGACATTTGTCCTAGTATGTTTGGGAGAATATGTCCAGTTGATACTCCGGATAGAGATAATTGTGGAGTTATTCAGAACTTGCTTCCAAATGTGAAGTTGGATAGTAATTTGAGATTTTCAGAGGAAGTTCTGGATAAACAAGTTATTTCTATTCCTGTTTCTATGGTTCCATTTCTTGAGCATAATGATCAGACGAGGTTGCAGATGTCTGCATCTCAGATGAGACAATCAATAATGCTGAGAAACTTTGATAGACCCATAATTCAATCTGGTTGTGAAAGTCTATATACTGACTTCACCCAGTTTGTTAAGAGAGCAAAAAAGGATGGAGAAGTAGTACACCAGGACGGCAAGTTCTTAATTGTTAAATATGATGATAACGAACCTGAGATTTTTGATATTGCATATCGAAAGATATATGTTGAGAATATGGATATTATGAAAGTTTATGTTAAAGTTGGAGACAAGTTTAGTGCTGGAGAAGTTCTGGCTGAAAGTGGCTTTGTCACCAACGGGAAGATAAATTTTGGGAGAAATCTGCTAACTGCTGTTATGACATATTACGGTCACAATTATGAGGATGGAATAGTTATATCTGACCGATTAGTTAATGAGCGAATTTTTACTTCTGTTCACTATAGAGATTTATCATTTACAGTTCCACCAAATAAAGTTCTTTTGAGTTTATCTAACGATGATTATAAACCATTACCTAATATGATGGAAGATATAGATCCTGGTCAACCATATGCGATGATGAAAGAAGTAACATCTGGTTTAGACTTTTACTCCGTTTTTGAAGAACAGATGCCTCTTACAACCAGAAAGAAGGTTCGAATAACTGATATAAATGTATATGCGAATGTGTGGAATGAGGAGATACCTGAATACAGAGATTGGATTGAAAAGAAGTTAGAAGATCAAAAACAGAAGGAAGCTGAATTTCAAAAGGTCGTCTTTGATCACCTTCCAACTGTAGAAGCAAAACAGTTTATTAGAGATCGAAATTTAAGTAAATACTCTCACATTGGTCGGTACAAAGTTAAGGGCGAACCAGTTAATGGAGTTCGTATTGAGATGTTTGGTGTTTACCTTAGACCAATAGAGGCTGGAGATAAAATTGCAAATAGACATGGTAATAAGGGAGTTATCTCTAGGATAGTTCCACATGAGAAAATGCCTCAACTTCCGGATGGAAGGCATGTTGATATTTGCATAAACCCTCTAGGGATAATTTCGAGAATGAACATTGGTCAGTTATTTGAGTTACACTTAACGATGTCCTTTATGGACTTGAAAGCAAAACTAATTAAAATGATTGAAAAGGAGGATACCCAGAAAAACCTTAAGAAAACATTACTTCGCTATGTGAAGACTGTGGATAATACTGAAGGTAACTGGTATTATAAACAGTTTGAAGAGCAACTTCCCAAAATAATTGACAAAGATTTTATTGATAGGTTGTCACTGATTCAACCCCCATTTGAGTCTGTTTCAATAGATATGGTCAAGGAAGCAATGAGGAAAACGGGAACTCCATTTGAGTATGATATTTATGATCCCATTTCAAAAGAGAAACTTTTGAATAAAATTGCTGTTGGTTATGTCTACTTTTTTAAGATGGTTCACATAGCTGAGACAAGACTTGCTGCAAGGGGAATTGGATCGTATGCAAAGAAAACCCTTCAACCATTAGGAGGTAGAAAACACAGAGGCGGTCAGAGATGTGGAGAAATGGAAACTGCATGTCTAATTGCACATGATGGACCAGTCAATTTGGCTGAATTTCTGACAACAAAATCTGATTGTATAGACTTGAAAAATAGGTATATCAATGAGACAATTGAGTCAGAGTTCATCAAACCAATAGAAGAAGAGGATTACGTTTCCGAATCAGTTAAATTGTTAGATGCATACTTTAATGTGATTGGAGTTTCGAAAGAATGAAAGATAGAAAAACTGGTGGTGTAATATGTCAACATTAGGAGAAGGTTCAATAACAATTTCTGAAAAGGGAGTTCATCAAATCAAACTTGTTTTAGATGAAGTTATCAATAATGAAGAATGCTTTGCAGACATTTTAATAGGGGGATCGGAGTCGTGTCTCCACTGCAATGCAGATTTAGCATTGAGTTACTTGAAGGAGGATGAATAAGAATGGCGGAGATAATCAGTTACCAGAAGGTGAGACTACGAAGATTTTCCAAAGAGATGACAGAGATTGTTGATGAAATAGTTAAGATTGAAAGGAAGTGGCTTTTAGGAGTAACAACTGTTGAGGATGCTCGTACCGATTTACTAATGGTAGAAGAGTGCATTAACACTTTAATAAAGAGAGCGGAGGAGTTGAATCTGTTTAAAGAAAATGACCTTATTAAATTCAGATTCAAAAACACAAAGGCAAAGATACAAAGAGCTCTTAGAGGAGAATGGGGTGAGTGACGGAATCTTAAAATAGTGGCAGACGTACGTGGCAAATCAGGTGTCACGTTGCCAATTGGTTTTGGCTGTTGTGGGTTCGACTCCCACCTCACCCCTCATCTTTCAGTTTAAGGAATCTAAAATGGCAAAAATTTACATCTATTCAAGGAGGCAAGTACAGAGGTTAATCCCTTCAAGCAAATCAATTTTAATCTCCATAGCTAGCCCGGGTCAAAAGCACCCAAAAGTTTCTGGTTCATGGAGATCCCTTCAATTAAAATTCCATGACATTGATGAAGCAAAAGAAAAGGGAGACGTAGTAATTAATGAATGGCACGCAGTGAATATACTTAAGTATCTCGATATAACTCAACCTGAAGAAATTGTGATCAATTGTGAAGCAGGAATTAGTCGAAGCGCAGGCGTTGCAGTCGCACTAGAGGAAATTCTAAATGAGAACAAAAAAGCATTCAAAAAGTATCCGAACCACAATAGAAGAGTTGCTTCTACGATACTTCAAGTGTGGCATAAAAGATTTAGAAAAGATTAATGTAGAAGATAAGAATGATCCGTGTCATGGATGCCTTATATTTTCTAACTGCCATACCGAGTGTATCAATAAAGCGGCACACAAAATACTAGAATATTTTGATCAACCTGGTAATGACCCGAATAGTTACGTCATTGTTACCTCACAAAATAAGAAGACGAAGGAGTTGATAATACGATGAAATTAGAATGCTTTTATCACTGTAGATTTTGTCAGGCTAATTTTCCTGATGTGGCTGAAACTAATGATTCACTTGATACTATATTAATGCACCTGAATAGTTTCAACTTCATGTATAGACCCCATGAATGTGAAAAAGGTCCCAGTGATTTAGCTAAGAGAATGAAGGGGGTAATTGGAGTTGCTGATCTAACTGGATTCAGAGTAGCCGAGGGAGAAAATGCCGAATCCGTTTATTCCAATAACAAAGGCTGAGGACAAGTGGAAATCAAAGGCATACTCACATAAAGCTGTTGATATGTTTATATGCCCTCTCTGTGGTTGGGATTTAAAAATAACTGGAGTACAGCAAGCTAGTGCCTATATTCGTCCTAGTGAAAAAAAGTATAAGTGGGCACATTACACTCTAAGATGTGGTATGTCAGAGACTTGTAAATTTGAAATTAAAATTTATTTTAGAAAGTGGAAACAGAGTTATTCGTCTCGTCCAATGCCAATGACGAAACTTCAGAAGTATAAAATACACAAAAAGATAAGAAAAGCTGTTGATAATAAGTGGGAAAGTATGAATTACTATAACAAGTGTTTCTCAATGCAAGTTTGTCCTGAGTGTGGAGAGAGACTTATAATGGCCCTAACTACTGATGGGACTGGTTTTACTTATATACCACGACTTAGAGTTGAATGTTCACATAATTTTGTGAAAGTTGACGATAAAAGAAATCGAGGACATTGTAGTTTTCTGACCACTGCGGTTATTACTTTGGAGGTTGGAGGTCTTATTTACGCAAGGTTGGCACCTAATATTTAGTACGCACGTAGCTCAGTCTGGTCAGAGCGCTGGTCTCCAAAACCAGTTGTCGGGGGTTCGAATCCCTCCGTGCGTGCCAAATTTTATGGGAGGAAATAATGGTTTGGATAAACCCTGAATACATTCTTGGTTTTTGGACACCCGATTTAAAAAGATTTTCAAAAGAGCATATATTTCTAGCAAAAACAAGAGAAACAAAGAGTCTCTGTGGTCTCGAACCGATTGGAAGAGGGAGATTTGAGTATACTGAATCCTTTTATAGTGATAAAGATTCAATTACAGATATTAACAGTAGAGGTTTTCTTAGTCCAACTGGAGTTTGTATTCGTTGTCTAAAGTCCTTAAAATCAAGACTTCATTTTGAGTTTAAACCACTAACTATAGGATGGACAGGGGACTAATTCTACACTGTGTGGCCAAGTGGTTTAAGGCAACGGATTGCAAATCCGTGATCCCCGGTTCGAATCCGGGCACAGTGTCCAAAGGATTTCAAATGAAATTACTACTACTGTTATTGAAGCTAATATTAAAGAGGAAAGTGAAGTGGAGTTTTTGTTCTGGATGTTTAGTAAAAAGATGGAAGTTCAGGAGATGGTACGGAAACGAAGAAAAGTGTAGACTCATTTGTCAATGTCCATTTTGTGAAACAATTAGCTATACATAGGTGAGAGATGTTATATCCATGTAAAGACTGTCTAGTCCAAGCGGCGTGTTCAGATAAATGTATTGACTATCTTGCATATATCAACGGAGCAGCAGATAATCTAGGAGAAATGAGTGCTGACGAAATTTCATATATAGTAACAGAAGTCCCACTTGAGGTAAGGAGGAAGATCGAGAAGTTTATTAGTGAAAAACTTAGATACGCTACTGAAAGAGGATTTGAGATACACGACTTTCGAGAAAAGGAGTTAACTGAATGCTCGGATACCCTTGTAAAACTTGTATCGTAGGCATTACATGCTCAGTAGAGTGTGAAGACTTTGATAGTTTTTTAGAACACACTGCTGATATATATTATTTATTTACACAGGATGAAATCATTTCTTATGGAGAGTTGCCAAAATCTGTAAGACAAGTAATTATGATTCGGGCTTTTGATGGAGGTAGAGCCACAGCAAAATGGAAACAAAAAAGAAGGGAGGAGCTTTATGGAGAATGTGCTACTGCTTAATGCTGACTACACTTATTTGTGTACGCTTCGTTGGCAAAGGGCGGTATGCCTTATGATTCAGAACAAAGTTGAAGTTTTGAAGCATGGTGACCGTCAAATTGCTAACACTGGGCGGACCGTCGTGATCACACTTCCTTTGATCCTGCGACTGTTGAAATTAGTTCGCTCAATTTACAAGAACAGAGTCCCCTTTAGACAAAGGAATGTATTGATTCGGGACAACTGGACTTGTCAGTACTGCGGTAGCACGGATCGAGGAAATTTAACAATAGATCATCTAATTCCGAAGTCTCGTAACGGAAAACATAATTTTGAAAACTGTGTGGCTTCTTGTAAAGATTGCAACAACAAGAAAGGCAATAGGACTCCAAGAGAAGCAAATATGTTTATCAAGAGGCAACCTTATCAACCTACCATTTCTGAATTTCTCATGCTGAGAATGAAAGAATATGGAATCCATGATCTATTGAAGGAGATATGGTGTGAGTGCTCGAAGTGAATGGAAAATGATGCATGAATTGTGTTGGTTGGGCAGACTGTTTAGGAAATTAGAACTTGCACTTACAGGTCATTGGGAGTACTGTGATGGATGTAGGCGATTTAGTCCTCCTAGGCGGCCCTGTCCATGGTGTTAAACATCTTGGCCGAGCGTGACCCAGCACGTCCGGGAGCTCTGACTGGGCTATATTCAACTCCCGGGCCAAAAGAGAGGATAATATGGAGTGGATAATTATATTGATAGTGATAGCCATTGTTTGGTACAAGTATAAAATAGGTGACAAGAAACGTTTTTTCTACATTGGATGTGATAGGGAAAAATACGACGAGGCTGAGTTAGGGTTTAAACTTAGAGAGCCAGAGTGAAAGGTGACCTACAATAGAATGAAAGAACAACCGGAGCATATAAAACTCATTTGTGAGAATCTTAAAAAAGCTCACAATATAAAAGTTATAAATATTACTGTAGCACTAGATGCAAATAACAAAGTAGTTCATAGTCATATGGAACATCCACAACCAATTACCAGGCCTACACTTATGGATATATTAGAAGGCCTACGAGAGCAAGTTATAAAGGATTATGAAGTATTGGAGAAATCAGCATCAACTATAGAAAATGCTGAGAGTATCCTTTCAATTCTAAAAAAAAGTGAACCAGCCCATGACAGAAAAACCAAGCATCGGGAGTGAACCGGTAATATCCAGAAATCCAAAAAAATCGAGTGAACCAGAAGTCCGCAGTACCCAACGAACATGAGTGAACCAGAGTATGTCAGAACCCAACAAAAGAAAGTGAACCACTATGTATAAGAAACCTATAGAAACTAGTGAACCATGGAGCCCGAGTAACCCGGTGATCATGTAGTGAACCTAACTCTATCAGAACCCCTATTGAGGTAAGTGAACCACCCCGTCATAGAAATCCATCGTCTACTAGTGAACCATTCGATGAAAGTAACCCATTGTAAAACAGTGAACCAGAAGTGGCCAGTAAACCATTCAGTTGGAGTGAACCATCTCTGTAGAGAAATCCAATGAACACCAGTGAACCACAGACTTTCAGTAAACCGCCAAAGAGCAGTGAACCAACAGGGAGCAATAATTCAGCGACCCGAAGTGAACCATTACCTTAAAGTATCCACTTTATTATAGTGAACCAGAGCGATATAGAAAACCAGTAAAATCAAGTGAACCATGAATAGAAGGATGTTATATGAAAATAGAATATGCAGTGAAGTGTAACTGTGGTAATAATTTGATTATCACAGATGCTACAATCAATCATCTAAAGGGAGAAATATCATTTTACGTTCATGACCATGAATGTGAAAGTCCTTTCTTAAAACTTCTTGAGTCAGGTAAGAAAATAAAAATGACAATCGAAAAATGTCAATGTCCCACTGGATCACATGAAGCACGTGGACGATCTATTGATGTACCTGTTATTGAAGGGGTAATGACTCTTAGGGCTGTAAGATTAATTCACTGTCCGACTTGCAAAGTCAATTATGTCAGAGATGAGTATCTAGAGGAGCTTGAACGACAGTTTACAAGGGCAGGAATACCTACAAACAAAACTTTTCTGTGGGGAATGATCTCTAAAGGTTTAGACTATTGGGAACAGAAATTTGGCACTAAGTATGAAACTAAGGAGGAGGGCGGACATGGCGGAGCAGCAGGAGGAGAAGAGGGAGATGATGATAATTGAGGGGATGAAGAGGTTGCGAGTTATCAAAAAGAGGATGGCGAACAATATTGAAAGCGTGAACAAGTACGCTGCTATTGTCTCAAACGAGCGACCTATGTTTGGCTCTGAGGACCAACAGAAGAAGGAAGTCAAACAGATAATTCAATCAAACCTTGATTTGCTCAATGAGTATCTCAAGTTAAAAAAGCGAATTGAAAGAACAAATTTACAAACTGTGGTCGAGATCGGAGGAGTAGACTATACAATTAGTGACCTGCTGATTCTCAAGAGAGAGTTGGTTCAACTCGTTGTACAGACTTATGATGCCTTGAATACCAATCTAGCACAGATGAAACTCAATGCATTGTCAAGGCAGCATCATGTCGCTGGTCAGCAGGGCGAAAGTTTACGAATCGACCATATGTTTGATGAAAAGGAGAAAAACAAAGAGTTGAGGAAATGGCAAGATCTCTATGACAATATTGATAGTCGTCTAGAGGTCATAAATGCTACAACCACATTACTGGATTAAAAGGAGATGGGTTTCGATAGCGTAATCTAGGTAGTATGAGAGCGTACGTCTAAAACGTCATTTAGACAACAGCTATGAAGCTGAGACTATCATGATCAAGACTCAAGATTTATCTACCGTCCTATTGAGGAGGTAGAACTTAAGACTAACTCAGCGTCCCACTGAGGGTAAACCTTGGGATCTTCAAGACTAAAGACGGCAAGACTAAAGAGTATGAAAAACCCGGATTAAACAGTGCTGCCTTCTCTCAGGCAGACCAGCACTACCGGCTGCTGTATGGAACCCTCCTTTTATTTCAAATTTTAGAATTTAGAATACTCAATAAAATCAAGGACTTAGGAGTCAAATGCCTACCTACAAAATTGCCTGTTTATGGCAAGTCTATGGTGAGTTAGATATTGATGCACCTACCTTAGAAAAAGCAATTGAAATAGCTGAAGATGGAGATACCCCCCTGCCAGTTGAATCAGATTATGTAGACAGTTCGTTTGAAGTTGATATTCAGATGACTGAAGAATTGAATAATTTACACATACTTGAAATATGGCAGGAAGAAGAGAGAGTGCGAAAGGAGAAAGAGAATGAGCGAACCAAGTCCGTTTCAACTAATGATTGATCCAGAAAGATATGGCTTCACTCAGTGCGGTCATTGTAATGGTTATGGAAGTTCTTTGAAAGAAGAAGCAGACAGGTGTACTGAATGTGAAGGTCTTGGATTAGTACCGATGAAGGAGAAAAAGTGAGCACTTGCAAACTACCGGATGTTCAATGTACAGAACCAGTAATTAAAATACCAATTTATCAGGTGGGAGTCGAGAACGTTGAAGTTCCCTTTATGCTTGAATCAAAATTCGGGGGGTTTCACGAGATGGTTGCAAAAGTCTCGATGAGAACCAGTTTGGAGGATAATATCAGAGGGATATCAATGTCTCGACTCCTTCTCACCTTGAAACCATATTTAAGGAAACCTCTAAAACATTTTCTAATTAATGAAATTCTTGTGAGTTTGAAAGATAATATTGGATCAACCTCTAGCTTTATGAAGTTTGAATTTAAACTTCCGGTACTGAGAAAATCTCCAGTATCGGATAATGAATTTCCTATTTATTATAACTGTAAATTTGAAGGGCAACTTGACAATGGAGAGTTTAGATTTTTTCAAGGCCTTAGAGTTCAATATTCATCTTACTGCCCTTGTTCAGCAGAACTGTGTGAAGACCTAGGCGGCAAAGGTTCGTCTGGTTATCCACATGCTCAGAGATCATTTGCTGATTTACTAATTGAGACAATAGAGCCAAATTATGTTTGGCTAGAAGATATAATTGAAACAGTTGAAATGGCTGTTCATACATTACCCTATCCAGTTATTAAGAGAGTAGATGAACAGGAGATTGCTCGAATTGCTGCAGACAATCCAATGTTTGTTGAAGACGCAATTCGAGCAATCTCTCACCAATTAAATAAGAGAGAAGATGTTTATGATTGGATTGTGAAGTGTACACACGAAGAATCAATTCATACATCTGAAGCAATTGCGATGAATTATAAAGGAGTTGAGAATGGATTCGATGGAAGATATTTTCTCTAGTTTCCCACAACTGAGGGCAAGGTTTGAAGATATGGAGGGTAATATTCGAGAAGAACTTAATACTAGAATTTTGTTTCAGAATATACTTAGTGTGTATGGAATGATGGATGCTGTTGCGTTTGTTGATGTTTTACTAATCGCTAAGGACGGAAGAATTAGCATTCTCAAGGATAAACCAAAAAAAGTTGAGGATGATGTTCATCCTATTGATTTGGTTTCTCTGTTTGTTAGATTGTTAAAGGAAAATGTTGGTTGTGGTATTGATGTATTTGACGATATGATTGAAATTGAGTTATCAGAATTTGTTACTAAACTTATGAAGAAATATCATATAAAACCTATGCGGGAGGGTCCACATGGGAAACAAGAAGATTTTTGATATGGGAAGAAATTTACATAACTTAGAGACTGTGTTAAAGGATAGTAAATTTAGAGCGAATAAGGATGCCAGTCACCCCGATGAGGAAGATCCATTTGGTATAAGAGACGGAATGCCGGGGAAAAATCCGAGATGGTTATACATGGCAGATCTAGTCGTATCAATAATAAAGAGTGGTGAAGATCCTGATCGAGGCGTCTATGTTATAAAGAGTAGGTATGGTGTACCTGGTCGAATGAACCTTCGCCAAATTGTTGATATGGTTATAGAATTACTAAAGGTTGAGTTTGATTTGAACATTGGTTTCTTTGAGGATGTTGTTGCTCAAGAATTACGTGGGGCAATTATGAGTGTCCTTTCTCATCACAAGGTACTTCCCAAAAAAGATTGGAACAAAATTATGAAATGATAAAGTTCATGTTGTAAAACCTCGTGTTCGAGAGGGGCAGACAATGACCTACATTTGCGTTAAATGTGGCAAGAAGTGGGTTAAAGACGGAGAGTCTGACGAGGTGTCTGGCGGGTTATGTTATAGATGTATTACTGAATATGTTAGAGATAGACAAAAGAAAGAAGGTCTCCACGACTGTTTTGCGCGTAACACAGAGTTATGTAATGAAGAGTGTAAATATTCTAAACCATGTAACAATATCCTTTTGAATGATCAGTAACGGGCAGTGGCGCAGTCTGGCTAGCGTATCGGCTTTGGGAGCCGAGGGTCCCCGGTTCGAATCCGGGCTGCCCGACCAATCGAATTGAGGAGAGGTGATGAATACTGAAGAAGTGATAAACCTTTATGAAAAAGAAAGAAGCTATCAGAGAAATGCATTTGGAGATTATCAAAATAACCCTAGTCTTAACCTTGCAAGCTTCTTGGAATTCCTAGATGATTATGTAAAGAGAGCGAAACAAGAGTACGTTGTCAAGTGGACTCCAATCCTCCCACCTTGGTTAAAAACCTGTAAAGAACAGCAATTACAGAATAGTGCGCCAGTGAAGACTTATGAACATTTAGTAAAAATAATGACCCTTGCAGGTGCGGCATTAGAGGCATATGCCGAAATAGATTTAAACGAATGGAGAAAAGAAGGAGTGAAATCGAAATGGATGGAGGAGAACGAGATGCTTTGCAGACCGACTCTCTCGGAAGACCCATGAGAGTAGAGGAAAAAACTCCGTTACCTCAAGTCGGTATAAAATTTTATGTTGAAGGAATTGAATATAAGGTTACATATGTGAACGAGGGTAAGAGAAGGTTTAGCTCAACTCCTACCCAGTAGTCGAAAGGAGTCAAATGATGGGCGAAGAAGAACGAGGAGATCTGACCAGTATGTTAGAGAGCTTCGAAACTGAAAAGACGGAAGAAGAACCCTCTCTAGATTTGGACAGAGAACCAAGTCAACCTCAAGTAACTCAACCACAACACTATCCTTCTCAAAGTGATGAATTTATAGTTGGAACTGTCTGTCTTTATGATTGGTTTGAAGCAAACCACAAGAATCTTCCAGGTATCAGTCATACCAAAGTCTCTATTCAAAATGTAAATCCAAAAAAGTTTTTGATTTATAAGTTTCCTGTTCCTGATAGCGAAACGGGCGAGTGGGATATTGACATGAGGAGGGATGCCCACATATATCAAGTATTGGATATGCCTGGTTATGCGATGATGGCCCTCACCAATGGGTTTGTGATTCTCTATCGCTATGAGGACAAATTTCTAAAAGCATACTGGACCAGAACAGGTTTGATCATCGTCTTTTGTATTGAAGTTGAGGGGACAATACTGATTCCTTTTGCTCGTGTGAAACTGAAAAAGAGGGGTAAAGGAATTAATATTCCCAGTGCCGATTCAACTAGCATAATTCAAAAGTTGACTCGATCTGCAGATATTGAAGCGGTGATGTTACTTTATCCGCAGTTTGAAAAGTTTAGGGAAGGTATAAACACAAACCAAGATGTTCTAGTATGGTTTACACAGAGACAGATGGAGATGCGGGACACTACTCACTTATTGCAAATTGATAATGTCCTGATAAGCATCTTCGCCTAGGGAGGATCTATTATGGTGAAAGTCAATCTTAATGAATTTGCAAAAGAAATCACTTTGTTGGAAGGGAAGAAAGAATCAGTAAATATGGGACAGGTGAAAGAGGTCCTAAGTATTACTCTCACAAAATTGGCAGCACTTCCACAAGAACAACTAGATGAACTGCTGTCAAGATACAAGTAGGCTTCGGCCGTGTTGACCGGTTGCAACACGATAAAAAATAAATCTCCGGGTGTTCTTTGACAAGCTAAGTGAGACATTAGATCTGCTTCGTGAGTAGCTTGAGGTTCGTTCTTCTTGATGTGGGTGAAGGGCGCGTATTTGCTCACATTACAAGTAGATCTGCTGCTTCATAAATTCCTTATGAAACTGCATGAATGAATATCTTGCTTAGCTAACAACTATGTTAGGTGGGGTACCCCTGGTGGGAACGTAAACAGGGGTACCCCATTTTTTTAGTTAGGAGGACAAAGATGAGCGGAGTTGATCGTGTAGGCAACTGGGATAAGTTTGCAAAAGTTGTACATGATTATATTGATTCATTTACAACCGAAAAATATGGGTCCGGTCAAACTGTTGATCTGATGCATTTTACTCCTCCCCATATCTCTATTTGGAATGTGCTCAAATATGCAATTCGTATATGGAATGGGAAACCAAAGCGTCATGACCTTTTGAAAATTGCTCATTACATTGAGATGGCATGGACATATTCAGAGGGAGATGTAAATAAGTGTGTCTGTCCAGATCATGTAAGGAAAGAGTTTGAGGAGAAGTTATAATATGAATGATACAAAAGGTTTAAGACTTAGAATGATAAAGGATGGTCCTTGTGAGGAGTGTTTAATCAAAGTAGCTTGCGATGAGATATGTGATGCTGCGTGGGATTTTCATCTCGGAGAGTTAGCTAAATGTCCGTGAGAGGATGTAAAATATGGACGATCCATGTAAAAGTTGTTTACTTGTTACAAATTGTAGTAACGCTTGTATTGAATTGATAGACTTTTACGATTACCTATCAAAGAAAACTAGAGCAAATCTTTTAGCAATCCCCGGCATAACCGAGGAGAATCTTGAGGAATTTGAGAAATTAGAAAAGCGGGGTGAAATGCTTGTGAAATGGTGGAAGAAGACGGAGGGAATATGTTCATGAATATAAACCAATTTCAGTTAATGGAGTCACGGAATTATTCACAGCTTGTAGCATTTCAGTTTAAAGAATCAAGTATGACTACAGATGAATTGTGGGAGGCTAGTCCATGCAACTGGTGCTTGTTACAAAATATTTGCTTCGAATACTGTGATGCCAAGACGGACTGGTTGAGGATATTTCATGGTCAGGATACATTTCAAGATTTACGTGACTTTTTTAGGATATTTCCTACCAGCTCTTCATCCACGGTGACAATATCAGGTCCTTGTACATCATCGACGGAGATAGAAAGGAATAAAGATGACAGTGTTAATAGCAGCGGGCAAATGCAGGGACTGTCTCGTAAGGGTAAATTGTTCAGAAGCTTGCGAAGAAGAGTTAGTAAGGGGATCAAAAGTTTACTGTGAGAGGAATAAGTATATGCCCAGTGTTACAGAAAAAGAAGAAATTCAGTTTGTGTTTACTCACCCAGAGACCGGGATGCAAACACACTATATGTGGAACAAAAACAAAAATGAGATTGTAAAGTGGATATAAATCAAGAGTGTAAACTCTATATCAGTAATGTTTCTCTTCATGATATTTCTGCCTGCCATTATACCATCCTTGAAAGATTTGGTTTTGATTTATCAAAATTAGATAAAGAGGATAAGGCACAGAGGAATATACAGATTGGAATGTGGATCCGAGATAATAAGGAATTAGGAAAGTTTTTACGAAACATCACAATTTCAACAATTGATGAATATATACTTTTAAATGAAATTTCTGAGCAGGATATCATTGTCCGTCAGTACGATGGTCTGATAACCTCTCGGTTTCTTAGGGAGACAGAAAATTATATTCCTCTTCCAGAAAGAGTGAAGTATGATTTTATTCTATTGTCTTTTGACCGAAAAAAGTATATTGCTTACAGTACAAGAAAAGATAAGTTAGCGATTAAAGGGGTGCCCCACCGATATCCGAAAATGGATAATATTTACAGAGTGTTAGCAAAACAACTAACTAACCCTAAACCAGATACACTCTTTCAGAGGATGAGAGAAATATACGATGAAATAATGGAGTCGAAAGATCCTCTGTTATTTTGCATTCCAACAACGAAAGATAAATTTAATATTTTTCTGAAAGGTTATGGAGAAGTTGAGATATCAAAGACGACAACAAAACTTCTTGATACAAAAGATATTGAGAGGATGAGATATTTTGATCATTATATGTGGCCATTTATTGAATCAGTGATAGTTGAGTTCACGGAGGAACATTATGAGGGATTTAAAACGGAGGTACTCTACAGAAACAAAGGGAGCTGAATGGATGAGACCGAAGCATATCTCTCAATGGGCCTTTCAGCGATGTGCAGATGGGGAAGATACTCCTGAGATGAGAAAATTGATAACTGATCCCCATTGGGCATATTTGTATTGTAAGACTGTTGCGAATAGGGCAGAAGTTGCTATCAAGATTACTGATCCAAAATGGGCGGGACCATATTGTAAATTTCTGGAGACTATGCCACAACTTCTTAATAACAAGGAGTGGAGAGAAGTATATGCAGTTATCCTTTTGTACGCTAGGTGGTCTCCAAGTTATATGACTTCAGCCTCTGACTCTGGTTCAGTTTATGATGGAGGTTATAACGACTCATGTTAATGACTCCAACCTGGATAGACCCAGACGAAATGTTTAAAGATATACATAGGGATTGTAAGGGAGGTAGGGTAGACGAAGATCTAATCCTTGCCTTCTGCTCTAGTATGGTAAAAATGTTCCCTGACACCATTAAATATCAATTCCTATCATGTTACATAGACAATCCATACAATGCGTTTAAGTATTGTACAGAGGTCACAGATCTACCTTTTGTAAGGTTAAAGATTAAAAAGGACTATCGAATGTGGAGAATGTACGAATACGTTAAACAACGTCGAGGTACACCATAATGTGGATAGAACCACAAGAGATTTCAGTATGGGCAATGTATAATTGC